AGTTGCGCAGCGACGATGGTTCGACGCTGATCGAACTGGACCCGGCCAGCCAGAAGGTCCGGATCGTGGCGCCCGGCGGTTTCGACGTGGTCGCGCCCCGGTCGACGTTCTCGGACCAGGTGCTGGTGCAGGGGCTGTTGACCTACGTGGCCGGCCTGGTCGGCAGCGGCGGCGAAGGCTCGGCCGCGCAGATCACGGGCGTCTTCAACGTCATCGGCCAGATCCTGGCCAACGGCAAGCGGGTGGACGACACCCATACGCATACGGCCCAGGGGGCCAACGCGGTCACGACGCCGCCCAACTAAGGACACCAATGCGCTATCGAAAAATGGACGCTAACGGGGACTACTCGTTCGGCGGGCAGCAGGCCGACTTCCACCGGGACACGCCCGAGGCGGTGGCCCAGGCGGTCAAGACCCGGCTGATGCTGCTGCGCGGCGAGTGGTTCCTGGACACCAGCGAAGGCATGCCCTGGCGGACCGAGGTCCTGGGCAAGCGCTTCGAGGCTTCGTACGACGGAGCGATCCGCGAGCGGATCCTGGGCACGCCCGGTGTGACGGGCATTGCCGAGTACTCGAGCCGGCTTGATGCCGAGTCACGGGCACTGGCTGTGGCCGCCACGATTTCAACCCTTTATGGCACCGCCATTGTGCAGGCAGCTTTATGACGATACTTTCTACAGCGCCGGTGGTCGATGCCGCCGGTATCCGGGCCCCGTCCTACGGCGAGGTGCTGCAGTACCTGCAGGAACAGTATCGGGCCATCTACGGGCCCGACACCTACCTGGAGGCCGACAGTCAGGACGGCCAGCTGCTGGCCGTGTTCGCGTCCGCCATCAACGACGCCAACATCGCGGCCATCAATGTCTACAACGCCTTTTCGCCGGCCACCGCCGCGGGCGGCGCGCTGTCGTCCAACGTGAAGATCAACGGCATCAGCCGGGCGGTGGCGTCGCGGTCGACCGTGGATCTGCGCCTCGTCGGGCAGGGCGGCGCCCTGATCAGCGGCGGCATCGTCAAGGACGCCAACGGCATCCAATGGCTGTTGCCGTCGCAGGTGACGATTCCGCCCGAAGGCGAGATCACGGTCACGGCGACGTGCCAGCAGATGGGGGCGGTGGCGGCGCCGGCGCACACCGTGGACCAGATCGCGACGCCGACCCGTGGCTGGCAGTCCGCCACCAACCCGGCGGCCGCGGCGCCGGGCGCGCCCATCGAGAGCGACGCGGCGTTGCGGCAGCGGCAGGCCGTCTCGGTCGCGCTGCCGTCCAAGACTGTATTCGAAGGCACCATCGGGGCGGTCGCCACCGTGCCAGGCGTGAGCCGCTATGCGGCCTACGAGAACGACACCCGCGCCACCGATGCCCACGGCCTGCCGCCGCACTCGATCAGCCTGGTGGTGGACGGCGGCGATGCCGTGGCCATCGCCCAGGCCATTGCCGCCAAGAAGACACCGGGCACCGGCACCTACGGCACCACCACGGTGGTGGTGAACGACATTTACGGCATCGCGCATCCCATCAACTTCTTCCGGCCTGAACTGCTGCCGGTCACCGTGGACGTCCGCATCCGCGCCTTGCCGGGCTATACGGCGGCGATTGGCGTGGCGATCAGGCAGGCGGTGGCCGACTACGTCAACGGCGTCGCCATCGGTGGCGGCGCCAGCGGGTCGGTGGAGTGGGGCGATGCCATCAGCGCCGCCAATGGCGTGGCGGGCAACGGCACCTTCAAGATCGCGGCGTTGACGTTGTCGGCGGCGGGGGCCATGGGCACGCCGGACGTGGCCCTGACGTTCAAGCAGGCTGCTTCGGCCACGCTGGACAGTGTCCTGCTGACGGTGGTGTGACATGGCGGACATCAGCGAATACTCCGGCCTGCTGTCCGCCTACCACCGCGGCAAGCCCAACTTCACCGTCACGGTCCAGGCCCTGTGCCAGGGCATGGTGGACCTGCGCAACCTGTACGGCGGGCTGCCGGATGCCTTTGACCTGGACCTGGCCGTGGGCCGGCAGCTGGATGCCGTCGGCCTGTGGGTGGGGCTGGCGCGTCGTATCAAGACGCCGCTGGCAGGCGTGTATTTCTCGCACGACACCGACGGCCTGGGCTTTGACCAGGGCGTGTGGCAGGGCCCGTTCGATCCGGACAGCGGCCTGACCGAACTGGACGACGAGACCTACCGCCTGCTGCTGCGGGCCAAGATCGGCGCCAACCATTGGGACGGCACGCTGGAGACGTCGGCCGCCATCCTGGACCGCATCTTCGGGGGCGGCACCCATGTCTTCATCCAGGACAACGGCGACATGTCGGTCGACATCGGCGTTGCCGGCACGCCGCCGTCCGCGCTGTTCCTGGCGCTGCTGACCGGGGGCTACATCCCGCTCAAGCCCGAGGGCGTGCGCATCAGTTACTACGTCATCCCCTCTGGCGAGGGGCCTTTGTTCGGTTTTGACGTTCAAAACCACTACATCTCGGGGTTCGACACCGGACTCTGGGGCTCGCTTTTTGCCGGTTGAATAAGGACATTCCGTGGCTATCAATCAAATTCTTCCCTTCGGCACCGTTCCCGGCGCCAACGTACTGACGCCTGCCGACTACCAGGCGCTGGCCGCCCGGCTGGGCGGCTTCTCGGCCGGCACGGCCAAGTCGAAAGAGCTCAACACCGTCTGGCGCCAGGCGTCCTTCGTGACGGCCATGATCGCCCAGTACATCGCCGACAAGTCCGGCCAGGACGTGCTGGACAACGGCGACCTGGCGGCCCTGCAGGCCAAGTTCGTGGCGGCGCTGGCGGCTTCGCCCGCTTTAACGGGGGTGCCGACGGCGCCCACGCCGGATGCCAGCGACAAGAGCACCCGCATCGCTACGACGGCCTTCGTCTCGGGCAACTTCCCGCGGATCTATCCGATTGCGGCGTTGCCGACGCAGGACATCGGGCCGATCATCGTCGCCGAGTGCGCGGAAGTGTGGACCTGGTCGTCCACCCAGTATTTCAAGGGCTATCGCTCGCCGCTTTGCGGCCGGCCCCTGGACGGCCATACCAGCCTGCCGCTGGCCAGCGAGGTCGACGCCATCGGCGGCTTGATCTCCAAGACGGCCTACGCCGCCCTGTGGGGGTATGCGCAGGAGCAAGGCCTGGTCAAGACCGAGGCCGTCTGGCAGGCGAATCGCGGCACGCACTGGTTCTCGGACTACTCGGCAAGCGAGTTCCGCGTGCCGGATTTGCGCGATATGTTCCGGCGATTTACGGGAACTGACGCTGACACTGCAAATGCGAGAACGATGGGCTCGCACCAGCTAGATGCATTTCAGGCCCACCGGGTGGGCAATATTCAGCTAGCCACTGGTGGCAATACGCCGGTCAATAAGATCAGCTCGGTAGTAGCTAACGAAGGCGGCCCCGGCCTGACCACCCCTCTCGTAGGGAACTACGCTCGATTAATGACCGATGGTGCGTATGGCGAGCCTCGAGTGGGCTATGAAACTCGCTCCCGGAACACCGCCTATCACCCGCGAATCCATGCATGAAATCAAGCATGAATTCGCGGGAGAAAAGCGACGTTCACGGGTCGGGTTTCTGCTCCCCCGGCCTCTGCGGAAGTCTGCGTTGCCGTGCCGTTGTACGGCACATCAGCAGACTTCCATGATGATCCTGAGCCATTCAGCGATGGCAGATTTGGCAGGTTGTGGGCATGCCTACGTACCTGATCGGCCTGGCGCGTCGCCAGAAGGCGTTCGTTCGCATTTGCAGTGCAAATTACATTTCTAGGAAAAAACCATGCAAAAAGAAGTCTTCCAAGCCGACGACAACGGCTTGTTCCTGTATCAAACCCTCGCCAACGAGCTGGCGCTGACGCCCGGCAAGTTCAACATCCCGTTCGGCGCCTACGAAGACGCGCCGCCGCAGCCGGCACAAGGCCGGTGGCCGCGGCGGGTCGGCGATGCGTGGACGATGGTCGAGGACTATCGCACCACGCCGTTGTGGGTGGTGGAGTCGGGGGCGCCGTATACGATCGGCACCGAGCATGCCGGCGTTGACGGCAAGGTCAGCTATCCCGGTTGGGGACCGCTGCCGGCGTGGCTGACCGAAGTGGCGCCCAAGCCGCCGGCCTCGCAGCCGGTTGCAGCAGCCTAGGCCTTACGCCGCCAAGGCAAGCGCGTCGAGTTCGCCCTCGCGTTCGCGGCGCATTTCCTCCAGTTGGCGCCGGCCCAGCGGACTGCGGGTCAGTTTCTGCGCCAGCTCCCGCCCGTGAGGGTGGTAGTAGCGCAGCAGCATTCGGGTATCGACGTTGCCGTTGACCTTCGCCAGTTCGTGGATCGCGAACACGGAGGCCATCTGCGACGTGCCTTCATGGCGCAGGTCATGGAACCGCAGATCGCGAAAATACGCGGTGTTCGGGCGCCGGCCGTACTGGCGGCACATGGACTCGTAGCGCAGGCGGGCGCGGCGTCGGGCCCGGATGAAAGCCCGGGTGACCGAGCCTGGCTGCATCGTGAAGATGCGGCCGCGCATGGGCCTGCCGGTGACCCAGCGCCGCAGCGCCTCGCGCGCCCGGGGCGTCAGGGGTACGTCGCGGGCGCGGCCGTTCTTGGTATGCGGCAGGTGTACCACGCCGTGCATCAGGTCCAGGTGCTCGCGCTGGATACCCACCACCTCGGACCGGCGCATGCCGGTTTCCTTGGCCACCGTCAGGATGGTCGGCAATTCGGCCGATCGGGTGGCGCGGATGATCCATTCCAGCTCTTTGCGCGGGCAATCATCGTCCGACACACCGCGCAGCGTGATGCGGTCAAACAGACGCCGATCGCGTGCGTCATCCACCGCCGGCCTGCGCACCAGCTGCACGGGGTTGGCCAGTTGGTCAAAGCCCCAGTCTTTGCGGATCACGGTGTAGACGTGCGACAGGAAAGCCATGCGCCGGACCACGGTGGCCGGCGCCCGGTCTTTCAGCCACTCGTCACGCAGCTCGGTCAAGTCCGAACTGCGAATCCGGTCGACCGGCCGGATGGACAGGCGCGTTGCACGCCAGATGCGCGCAATCGACTGCTCGGCCGTGTGGCCTTTCTTCGCGGCGGACACCTCGGCCAGGTAACGGGTCAGCGCGTCGGCGAGGGTGGGGGCGGGCTTGCGGCGAGGCTGACGACGGGTCCAGGGTTTCATGACGATTCGGGCAAAAGGGGTAAGACCAATAAATGTAAACAGGATAGATGCCGACGCAGGCGGGGCCTGGGGCAAACGGACGACAGTGTCGCCCGGATTTCAAAATTCTCATCCGGCGCGCCACCGCGGCGCCCGTGATGTTCGCGGGAGGCAGCAATGCGCGCCGTCGACAGGAGCGGTGTAACCATGGAACCGGGATCTACGGGATTGGGCGGTTTTGCCGCCCTGAAAATTGCGATGGCGTTCGGCATGCCGGCCGCGATGGCGGCCTTGATCGGCATGTTGCTGATGCCACCGCGCTCGCCGCGCGAGTTCGTGGCGCGCACCGCTTGCACGGTGGTCAGTTCATTTCTGTTCGGGCCGATATTGGCGATCGGCATGATCGCCTGGATGCCCGACATCATGTCGTCCGCCTACTGGATGGCAGAACGCACCGGGCTGGGCGAAGACGGGCTGCTGGCCATGTTCTACGTGCTGGGCCCCTGCATGCTGCTGGCCGGGTTGCCGGCCTGGTGGGTGCTGGGCGCCTACCTGCGGCTGACGGCCAAGCTGCAGAACCAGGACCTGGTGGACTGGGCGGTCGAGATACGGCGCAAGACGCTGGGGTTGGAAACGCAATCAGACAAGGAGGGCAAGCATGACGCTTGACCAGATCATGGATAGCGCGGTGCGGCCGGCGATGGCGCTGCTGCCCGCACGCATGGATTCGCGGCAGGCGCATTGCCTGCTATTGGCGATCGGCCTGCAGGAAAGCCGCTTCATTCACCGGCGCCAGATCGGCGGCCCGGCGCGCGGCTTCTGGCAGTTCGAACAGGGGG